TCTTTAATTATGCAAGATTTACCAATTCTATCAATTGACTATCAGAAAATCCGTAAAGGCGATATATTTTCTGAAGAGCAAGTCCTTCATCACTATAAATATTTTATTTTAGGTGAAGAAGAATATAACAAAAGGGTTGAGAAATTCAACAATAAGGAATATCTTTGTCATCCTGATGAATATGCTTTCAGAGATGTGCATCATCATATAGAAACTAATTGCAAAGAACTTGGCTATCCAGTTGTAACTAAAACAAAAAGGAAGCAGATACATATTCTTGAAGACAAAGAAGCAGTTGATTACTTATCAAGAAGAGCAGAATTAAGTCTTATCAACTTTAAGCAAAAAATTCATAGATTACATGTTGATGTTGATGAAGAAAAACTATCTGATTACGATAGAAAACAGCTTGAACATAAGAAAAATTATTACACTTTAATTCAAGGTCATATCGCACAAGGTCAAAAGTCCTTAAAAGAGATGCGTAAAAGAAAACAAATAGGTGGTGCATAAAGTAAGATTTCGTTATCTTACTTTTATGACTATCGAAGAAAAAGTAAAACAAGCAAAAAAGCGTATAGCAGAATTAGAAATATTGATAAAATCATGGCAAAATCAAACTAAAACTAGATAATACCTAGTTTTTTAGCTAAAATGTAACTAAATTATCTTTATCTATGCCTTTAACATTTAAAAGCAAACAAATTGATAAAGTTGTGTCTATAGATGATGTAGGCAAACTTAGCAATCCAGAAATCTTATTACTTAAAGATGAGTTAATGAGAGCAATAAATAACATGGAGGATTCAATAAAAAGATTTCAACATGAACAACAAGAATTTTATGACCAAGAATGGCATCAAAAAGTAAGAAGGAAGCAAAAAGTGTGTAAGGCTTTTTTATCTCAACTTATAAATTTAGATTATGACGAAAGTTTATTTAGAGCGATATATGATAAACATTTTTCAAAAATGATTTTAGAATATATAGATCAACAAGAGTTTAGAATTATTAATGATAAAGCTAGATCATTAGCTATTGCAGAATTAGAAAAAATTAAATCATGAAGAGAAAAGATATTAAATCAGCAAGGAAACTTGATAAATTAAAGAAAATAAGACTACAGAAATACGAAAAAGAATTAGATAAAGCTATTAAAGGCTACGATCACTTAATTTATTATAAAAAAGATTCTACAATCTCAGCTAAAGATGACAGGATTGACGATAATATAAGAACTATAATTTTAAAACATAATTTTAAAGTTCAACAAGTACAAAAAATGTTTGTAAAAGATTTTGATTACGAAGAAAGATTAGAGGTTGAAAATGAAGAATACTAATAAAGGAATAATTGTTTATTGTGGCAATTATGTTTTTAAAATAATTGATGGTAAAAGATATTGGCTAAGTCAACCACCAAAGGACTATGAAATTTAATTAATGCCATCTCTTAGGTATCACGCAGGCCGAATGGTTCTGTATGAAGAAAAACCTAAGCAATGGCGAGTTAAAATAAAATTAAAAACTAATAAATTAGATTTACCTCTTACTGCTACTGATTTGGAATCTGCTGTATTAGAAGCAGAATATTTGTATGCAGATGCAAAATCTTTATGCAAATCTAATCCTTTATGTGTTGATTGTGTACATCATGAAATTTTAAAAGCAGAGTGTGGATTAGGTATGCCAGAAGGTAAAGCAAGTGGAGGTATATGGGCTAAGGATTGTGCTTATTTTTGGAAAAAATAGTTTTTTTTTGAATTTGATTTATATGAATATCTGCTTGTTCAATAATTTTAATTAATCTGTAGTTTTCTTTTGCGAAGGCACTTATTAAATCTGAGATGTCATCAGGTTCTAAGCAATTTAATACATGTCTTAAAAAAGCTTCTACTTTTAATTCTTCTTCTAAGCTCACATCTGCCATCGCCCATTTTGCAACTTTTTTATTTTTTTTAGCTTGTCTTACAAACCAATCAGACCAAGGCATTACGATTTCCATAACAAGCTATTTATTTGTAACCTAACGCACTAGATATATTAGGCAATGAAGATATAATGCTTTTAGTTACATTAAAAAAATGGAATCACAAACCAGAGGTTATGGATCTTCAAAAAAAAAGAAGACAAAAAAAACAAAAGTAAAAGTGGGAAAGTAACTACTGGGGTAGTTAATTTACCAATTTATTGATAAATTAAGTAATGACTACCTCACACATAGTCAATTAGCCCTATCTGGGTTTTAGGGCTTTCTTTATTATTTATGGAAGAGCAAGAAAAAGAAGGGCATAGTTTGATTGCTAATGTGGTTCAGATGATTATTCTTTTCTGGAGTTTAGGAGTAATTTCATGGTCATATTTCAATCCTAACCCTACAAGACAAATTGATACAACTTTTGCAGCGGGTTTACTTTCTGCTGTAACTGCACAATATGGCTTGAATATAAAAAAGAACAACGATAATAAAAAACAAAAAGCTAAAATAGACATAGTAGACAACAAAGATTCCAAAGTAGGTATCAGTAACACATGATTAAAAAGCTTCTACCATTTTTATTTTTTGTAAGTGGATCTCCTGTTATTGCAGATATTAAACAGGAATTTGTAACCTCTGCCCAAATTACGGTTGACATGCCCTTCGTAACTACTCAAAAAGTTGGCACAACATATTCTTTAAGCGGAAATAATATTACTCCATCTGTAACGATAGGGGATACTACAACGTCAGGAAAGATTGGTGGAATAAATGTTGGAAGTCTTACAAATGGTGTGCCTGCTATGATTCAAACAGATACCACTGTAACCACAAGTGGCTCGGCCTTTTCAAAAACTGAGTCGGTTACTATGGGAGATGCCACACCTTCTGCTGTAACTCCTTCTAGTGGAATAGCAACATTACCAGTATTGGGAGGGACAACTACAGTCGCATCTGGAGGAACTGCTGGAAGTCTTGGACTTACGAGTCTTAGCTCTGGAATACATACTTGCACAGCTGGCGGGTCAGGTACTAGCTGTATTGGATCAACTAAAATAACTATAACCATTGACTAGACTTTGGTTGCTATTAATAATATTTTTACCTGTAAAAACCTTTGCGAATCCAGTCATACCAACATTTCGTACAGGAAGTTCGTCAACAAACAGCACTTCTCAAAGTGTGGTAACAGAGAGTG